AAGGATTTACGGAAGGGAGCATTCGCTGAACTACCAGTTGTACGCCGTCAGGTCAACGCACCCGATGTCAAGACACTAGCACCTGATGGTGACTTCTTCTTTCCACCGTACGTGACTGACCCACAGCGAGCACCTTACTGCTTCTGGAAGACTTACTATACTCCGCAGGAGTTAGAGAACAAGGTTGTTACTGATGGCTGGGACGAGGACTTCGTACAGTACGTCATTGAGAAGTATCGTGGAGTAAACATTGACAGCATCGAGCGTGAACAAGAAGGTCGCCGCAGTCTAAGCCTTACCGATAATGCTTATGAGGCCGAGGAACTGATTGAACTATGCTATGGTTATCAACGCTTGGTTGACCCAGAGGATGGTGCTGAGGGCATTTACTGCACAGTGTTCCACCGTGACTTTGATGGCAATGAAATGGTTCAGGGCTATGCTAAGTTTGAATTACTGAACGGATACGAGGATTATCCTGTTGTTGTGACTAAGTTATCAGAGGATAGCAAACGTCTTTACGACACCATGACTATTCCTTCGGTGCTTCGTGGTATTCAGAACCAAGTAAAGGTTGAGCGTGATTCACGTGTTGACCGCAACAGCTTGGCTACCTTACCTCCTATCCTTCACCCGGTCGGACAGGCTCCTACTGATTGGGGTCCAGGTCGTATGATTCCGTATCGCCGTAAGGGTGACTTGGACTTTGCTCCTACGCCCCCACCGCCCACTGGCTCGGTTGAGATTGAGAACACATTGACCACGCTTGCTGATAAGCTTGTTGGTCTTGATGACTCACAAATCAGTCAACTGCGTAAACAGTTCTTGGTTGATAAGTTCCTTAGCCACACAGCAGAGGTTCTACGTATGGCATTCAAGTGTTTCCAGCGTTTCGGACCTGACGAAGTATTCTTCCGAGTAACAGGTATCCCCGACTCTCAACTAATGAACAAGGGCAACCCTGATGAAAACTTTGACATTATGATTAACTTTGATGTTATGAATAATGACCCAGAGACCGTTGAGAAGAAGATACAACAACTTGTTCAACTTAACCAACTCAACGCAAATGGTAGACTTAATGTTGATGCTCTTCTTGATATTGCCGCTGCGTCTATTGACCCTGTTATGGCTGATGCAGTTCTCCAGCCTGTTGAGGATGCACAGCAACAGATTGTTAAGGATGTGACTGATGACCTTGCTAAAATCTTTGCTGGTATTGAAATGCCGGCTCGTCCATCCGGGGCACAGATTGCAATGCAGGTTATTCAGCAGTACGCTCAACAGCCTGATGTTGCACAACGTCTACAGACTGATGAAGCCTTTGCTGCACGACTACAGAAGTACATGGGACAATACACGTTCCAAATGCAACAAGCACAGAACGCTCAGATTGGTCGTGTAGGTACAGCACCTGCAGAAATGGGTAACATTCAAACACAAGGACTATAATGGCTGATATGCCCCCAGCAAATATTTCTCAAGTAGAACAAGCTAAACGAGCAGAGGATGCTATGTTTAAGGATGCACTCTATGAGAGAACTAAACTAAACGAAGGATACAAAGAAAGCGTATACAAGGACTCCAAAGGAATTCCGCATATTGGTATTGGTTTTAATTTAAATGATGCAGATAACCTGCGTTACTTAAAAGAAAGAGGAGTAAATGCTGAAGCCTTAATATCTGGGAAAGAAGCACTAACTCCAAGTGGGGTAAAACAGCTTTATGTGTTTAGTATGAACAAGGCGTACAATGATGCCTTGAAGTATGACCCTGACTTGGCATCACGACCAAGAGCTGCCCAAGCCGCAATACTTGATATGTCCTTCAACTTAGGTCTCACAAAGCTAAACAAGTTTGTTGAAATGAAGAAAGCACTTCAAGCAAATGACTATCAAAAAGCCGCGGATGAAATGGTTGATAGCAATTGGTACAAAGACGTGAAGACACGTGGACCACGTATGGTTGATTTAATGCGTTCAGCATCAAAGTAATTTATGAACATCCAAGACGATATAGAAAAGCTACATGACTACGAGGCGTTTGCTCGCTTCGTTAAAATGATTCACGAACTACGTGAGGAGACAATACAAGAACTCCATGAAGCCACAAGTGAGCAGATACAACAAGTATCCGGACGTATCATTACGTATGACCAAATAATACAGATGGCTGGTTTCGATAAGTTGAAAAAAGTATACGCAGATTATATGTAACACCCTATGTTATAATGCGCTCATCGGCATCGCTCGCCGTTAATGAGTGGACAAATTATGACAGACGAAATCGAAACAGGAGACGCTGAACCTGCAGAAAACACAGTGGACAATACTAATATATCCGTCACGGATTTCGCTAATCGGCGACTCGGTGAGTTAAACTCAAGGAATGAAAGTTCCGAGAGTGAGCTTACAGAAAACGCCCATGAGCAGGAGTCAGAAGAGGAAGTCGAAGAGGAGGTAGAGGAAACCGAAGAGGTTGCCGAAACTGAGTCCGAGGAAGAATCCGAAGGGTCCCAAGAATCCGAAGATGTTCTTTCACAGTTGGACCTGGACGAAATGTCCGAGGAGGATTTGCGTGAACTATCTGAAAAGCTAGGGAGCCGTGCAGTAGCTCGATTCGGTGAATTGACTGCTAAACGTAAAGCTGCCGAAGCTCAAATCAAACAGTTAGAAGCCAAACTTCAAGAGAAGCCTGACCCATTAAAGACACGAAAAGTCGAAAACAATCCGTACAGTAAACTCGATTCTATCGAGGCGTTACAAGATAAAGCGGAGGAAGTCGATGGTGTTGTTGAATGGGCTGAGGACTTATTATTTGAAAGTGATGGCTTCAGCGCAGAAGACGTAGTAACCGAGATTGAAGGCAAGGAGTGGACAAAGAAGGATGTGCGACAGGCTTTATTGAAAGCACGTAAGGCACAGAAAACTTTTCTCCCTGACCAGCTCAGTAAAGTTCAAGCACAAATCGAAGGGGAACAGCTTGCTGGTTCCTTTGGAGAACGTGCTAAAAAAGAACTGGACTGGCTTGATGGTGAGGACAACGACTTGCGTAAACAATACGAAGCCATCGTTGGAGATGACCGCATGAAGCAGATTAAGAAAGTCTTCAAGCGTGAAGCCCCAGAGCTTGGTGCTCAACTCGATTACTGGTTTGCTCACGCAACCAATAGTATCTATGGCCGTAAGCCAGTAGAGACAAACAAGAAGGTAGCTCCTTCATTAAATCCTCCAAAGACCGGGAATCCATCCGCTGCCCAATCTGAAAAAAGTATGGGAAGAACTGCCAAGGCTCTAAAAGAATTAGAAGCCAGGTTTAAATCGACTGGTAGTGCAAACGATTTCGCCGCCTTACGAAAACTTAAAATGGCTTCACGCCGTTAACTAAATAATAACTCATTAATAATAACTTATAATGTCATTCTCAAATACATTCGACACCACCAATACTGGTTCTGGTGTTTCCAATCGGGAAGACTTGACTGATGTCTTGACTATCCTTGCTCCTGAAGAGACTCCTATTCTCTCTTCAGCTAACAAACAACGTGCCTCCGCTACATTCGTGGAGTGGACTGTTGATTCTCTAAGTGCTCCAAATACTACTGGTATCTCTGAAGGTGCTGACGTTACTGCATTCACTGACCAATTCGCTGGTCGTGCAAAGCTTGGTAACCGCGTTCAAAAATTCCGCCGTGACTACATGGTATCCGACCTCCAAGAGGCTGTTGATTCCGTTGGTCCTGCTAAGATTGCTCAAGCAGAAGCTAAAGCTATCCGTGAACTAAAACGTGACATCGAAGCTACAATTGCATCTGCTAACACACAAGCAACTGAAAATGGTGCTGGTGTTGCTAACGCTCTTGCTGGTCTTGGTGACTGGATTCAAGCTGGTGCTGGTTCTGCTGGCGTTCCTGCTGCATTCCAAACTCCAAGTGGCAGTGTTCTTGACCCTGGTGCAACAATCAATGAATCCGAGTTCAATCAAGTCATTACTTCTATCTTCGGTGTAACTGGAACAACTAGCAATCTCATGCTTGTTGCTGACACAACACTCCGTAACCAAATTAGTGACTTCGCTCGTACAAGTGGTTCTGCCAATGACACCATCCGTAGTGTAAACTATGACGGCAACAGCGGTTCAATCAAACTAAGCGTTGACCTCTATGAGTCCGACCACGGTGTTGTTTCTATTGTTAACGGAAATCCTGATTGTATGCCTGTAGCTGGCGGTACTGCTGGAATGATGGGCTACTTGGTTAACCCAGAATACTACGGTATCCATGAGCTTATCCCAATGGGTTCTACTCGTCTTCCAAATCTTGGTGGCGGTGAGCGTGGATTCGTTGACTGTGCTCTTACTCTTGGCGTGTACCATCCTGGTGCTCACGGTAAGATTATCGACCCTTCTTAATCTTAACAAAGGAGATATAATAATATGGCTAAAGCAATATCAAAAATTAAAAACGTAAACGAACTTGGTTTCGGTGGCGGTTATTCTCACTTTGTTGAGGTAACACCTTCGGACTTATCCACATCTACTGGAGAAGAGTTCCTTTATTTGACACTTAGCAGTGCGTACGCTGCTCCTGCATTATTTGCTGGAACTATTCGCCGTGCAAGCATTACTGTACTTGAATCATTCGGTGGTGGCACATTAAGTGACGCAACTATCGCTGTTGGACTCGGAGACGGTGCTACAACTGATGGTGGTGGTACATCATCTAATGGCAATGCTCTTGTTGCAGAAGTAAACTGCTTTACAAGTGACAACACAGTTGGACTTGAGTACACAAATACTGGTGCTGACCTCGATGACGCATTCGGTAAAGTTGTAGCTGCAAGTGGTAATGGTGCTGTTCTTGCAATCGCAACTAACGGAACAACTGTTGGTCTTGGTTCTGCGACTCAAGGCCGTGCTATCATTAAATTAGACATCAGCGATGTTGCTGGTGGTACTGCTTAATTAAATTCTGGTTGGGGGGTCTTCGGACCCCCTGCCTTTTTTTATTTATGGATATAATTGTTCCTACACTTAAACGCTACTCCGATGGCGAGATTGACCGTGCATTCATGCAGGAAATCAAAAACGGATTCAAGATGGAGCGGAAGACCGAGAAGAATCGTGTTGACCAAGCCGCTAAAGAAGCTACCGAACTAAAGGGGACTACTCACCCTACGCTCGGCAAACCAGTCGCAACTCTTCCACCACGTGAATACTTCCGACTTGTACAGAAGTACGGTCACGAAACTGTGCATTCTAAAGAATTTTTAAAGTACTACCAAAGAAAGTCTCCACAACTCAGCCCAAATAAAATCTAATGCAGACTCGTACATACGGCGATTTATTTTCACTTATAACTTCTCTTATCGGTCACGGTGGAGAATTACCTGCTAGTGGTAATGAAGATGAAATCATTCGTAACTTTATCAATCGAAGGTTTCAACAAATCTTTGACGAGAGTCCAGTCTGGGAGCGTTACTTAGTTACTTCAGAGCAGCGTGATATTCTTGCATTGACGCTATCAGGTGCAACTGCAAGCACATCAACTTCTGTAAATCAAAACTACAAGTTACTTGGCTCTAATACTACTGGTGGAAGTAATGTTTACCAGGGTGTTACAACAGCTACAGTTATCATTTACAATACTGGTTCAGCTTGGAGAGTTGATACTTCTGCTTCTGCAACAAAACAAGCTAGTGGAACTTATACTGTATCAGCAGGAACAGCACAATTTACAGAGGCTGATGTTGATAAGAAAAGCAATGTAGTTGATGTTGAAACATGGACACCAAGAGCCGGTAGTGATGTATTGCAAGTTACTCCACGTTCGTTAATACCTTATGCTCAGACAGGAAAAACAACAATAGGTGGATTCAATCGTATTCATCGTAAGCAAGCATTCCTGAATCACTCAGCTATTGAGTACGATTTTTATGTTGATGCAGAGGGTGCAAACATTCTAAACGTCACAAATAGTAACGACAACTCAGCATTCATAACTTACAAGAAGGAGTTCACTCCGTTCACGGTTACATCTGACTACTACAATTCAAACGTAGAAGTACCTGCTGAGTTCTTTAACTTTATTGCTCACTCAGTATACGCTGACTTCCTGCGTGTACAGAACCGACAACAAGAGGCTATTGCCGAAGAAGGCGTAGCTCAAACATATTTAGCGTTAGAACTGGAGAAAATAGACATCCGTGCTAACAACAACACTGTAAACAAACGATTCACTACTTACGTAAATCGGCAGTCCCGATAGACGATAACCCTGTGATATAATACCCAACATGGCAAGTTCACGAAATAACACACTCGAATTCTCATCAGGCGGCTCACAAGTTCTTGGAGCAAGCGACACCGCATCACTTACAAGCATTGGTGCAATCCAAGTAATTAATGACTCAGTTTTTACAACACTTACTAGTAGTAATGTTGATGTTTCAAAACAAGTCCTTACTGGCGTAACAATACCAGCAGGAACAGTTCTTTACGGTCAGTTCTCTGCTGTTGTAATGACTTCCGCTGCTGGAAACCTTGTAGTCTGTCACGTAGTCTAAGATGTTCTTAGCACTCAAGAACGCTCTAGGTAAGCCCTTAGTGGCTACCTACAAGGGTCTACTGGATTCCTTTAGTGGGGCTTCTGCTGCGTATTCATTGCGTAGGCTTAGTGGTTCCTATACTGGACACGCTTTACGTGTTCGCAGAAGTGGTGATAATGTAGAGGCCGATGTTGGGTTCAATGGAGGTTCAGTGAGTTTAACATCACCTGTGACCAATGCAAGTGGTGAACCAACTTACACACTTACTTATTCTGATTCTGCCTGGCAGTTTACTGGAAGTGCAACTTTTACAAGTTCTAGCAGCACAGGAGCTTTTGTTATTTCTGGAACTTCGGGAACATTTTCTACTCACCTGACGTTTAGTACGTCAGTAGCGTCTGGTTCAGCAGTAAGCGTTAGGGTAACCGTAGCCTCAGGTATTTCAGGTACTTGGTCTGTTAATCTTCAAGACGCAAGTGGTTCAGTTGTTTCAAATAGTGCC